ACTGCCAATGGCGGGAACACAGGAAACGGAACATTGGTGCAAGTTGATGGTCGCCGTAGCATCGAAGTCGGCACCTATACAATTGCGTGCACGACCGCAGGCACAAACGGAGGAGTGTTCGGGGTAACATCTCCCGGTAGCGCTGATTTGGGAAGCATAAACGCTTCTAAGTTTGCGGGGACAGGAAATGGAACCCTTACGGAAGTTGTTGCCGGGCCTCGATTCAAACGCAGTGGCGCGTACATCATCAAATGCACTTCCGCTGTTACCAATGGCGGTGTTTTCTCGGTCACAGACCCTGACGGTACTGTTATCGGGTCTGTCACCATTACTCCTGGAGCCAGCGGCACCGGAATTTTCAACCACGAACAGATCTCGTTCAAACTGACGGACGGCAGTACCGATTTCGTGCTGAACGATGCATTTACACTTTACCTGTACGAAGGTCAACACCTGAGCTTCATCCTTTGGGATGGATCCACCGACTTTATTGTTGGTGACAGCTTCACCGTTGCGGTCACAGTTGCAAACCGTGAGTGTAAACTCGTCAATTCCGACAACACTGATGGTAGCAATGAACCATTTGCTATCCTTCTCGAAGATACCGATGCCAGCGCTGCTGCCAAGCGTGCCCCCGGACTTATTGGCGGTCAAGTAAACGAAAACGCGCTGATTTTTGGGGGAAATGACACTATCGAAACGCACCGGCAAGCTCTCAGGCAAATTGGCATCGTTACGAAGCGTGCGGTAGCTGCTGCTTGATTTAGGTGGGCCTTAAATGGCCCACTTTCGGCACACTGTTTTTGATTTGTTGAACAAAAGTCTGACGCAATATTCACACTAACGAAAGGCGGTCCTATGGACCTGTTTTCGACCAGAACGATGCTCGCAGCGCTCGAGCAGCTAAAACCAGCGCGAACTTTCATTCTCGACACGTTTTTTAAAACTGTTGATGTATCAACATCGGAAAGTGTTGACATTGACATCGACCGGGGCGGAAACCGTCAAATGGCTCCGTTTGTCTCGCGGTCTCTTGAAGGGAAAGTGGTGGAGAAAAGGAATTTTCAGACCAGAACCTACAAACCTCCTTATGTAAAGCCAAAGATGGTTACCACTGCCGCTGATATTCTGAAGCGACAAATGGGTGAAACCATCTATACCGGAAACAGGAGCCCAGCGCAGCGAGCGGCGGAACAGCTCGGGAAAGACCTTGCAAGCTTGGACACCCTAATCTTACGTCGTGAAGAGTGGATGGCAACCCAGGCACTGCTAACAGGTGAAGTTGTTTGCAAGGGCGACGGGTATCAGGACACCCTAAGTTTTGGCATGTTGGACAGCCACAAGGAGACGCTGCTTGGCACCTCCGCATGGAGTGACACTGCCAACTCAACGCCAATACAAGATCTTCAGCGCTGGGCTCGCCAAATTTCCAAGGATTCCGGTTTGCAGGCGACGGATATCGTCATGGGTCGCAGTGCAGCCGCCAATTTCATGGCCAACACAAAAGAAGTCATTGGGACGAACGGCAAGCTCAACCAGCTTAAGCTGAACAACGGCCAAATCGATGTGCGTGCGCTACCAAACGGCGTCAAGTACTACGGTTTTATCGCAGACCCCGGCGTAGACGTTTGGGGATACGACGAGTGGTATTGGGATGACGAAGCGAATGTTCAAAAGGAGATGATTCCTGCGAACAAAGTTTTGATGGGTTGCTCGGCGGCACGATGCGTTCGCCACTATGGCGCAATTTCCGATTTGGAGTGTATCGCCGCTGTTCCGCGGTTCCCAAAAAGTTGGGTTGAAAAAGACCCTTCCGCCCAAATCGTCATGCTACAATCGGCAACACTTCCTGCGCCGCACCAGATCGACGGGTTTTTCGTCGCAACGGTGCAGGCTTAACCGGTGTAATGGGGGCACCATGATACTTAAGGCTAAATCCACAATTCGCACCAGTACCGGGGAGCACGCCCCCGGTACTCTTTTCGAATGTAACGATGAAAACGACATTCTGTTTCTGCTTTCCGAGAAAGCTGCTGTGGTAGTAGAGAGCGGAAAATCACCTGTTCCCGTAAGCGCACCAAGTCCACAGCAACCAGCGGCAATCCAAAACTTCAAAAATCCAAGTGCGGGAGAAGCCACCGCCGAAAACCTGGCGGAAGCGGAAGTTTCAGAAAAAGATATTGATGCTGCTATTGCAACCGAATCGTCTGTGCTCGCGGTTGTATCTGTGCCGATTCCGGAATTCAAACAAAAGCACGTGGAACCGATAGTTGACAAAGCTAACGGCTTCTTTATTCCCGGGGTTACCAAAGAAGTCCATGCAGCACTTGTTGAGGCTGGTTTTGATTCACCAGAGAAGTTTCGCGCCTCTGACGCAAAAGCCATAATTGACGCTGTACCAATCAAGTACAACGTTGCACAGGCCATAATAAAGCACTTTAGGAAGCAATGATGCTTACTCACGAGGATATTGAGGCCGATTTCGACTCGCTGTTTGTACAGGATGGCTTGTTTTCAGAAGATATTGGCTACTGTGAAGGTGGCGGCGACCCCGTTCCCATGAAAGCTATTGTTTACCGAAAAGGCGCAACGCAGGGTCGGCAGCAGCCAAAAAACCCAGTGCAATCCTATCAAATGAGATATCAGATAGAGGTCGAAATTTCTAAATCAACAGCAATGGGTAGATCTAAGGTTTCGCCAAGGAGTGATCAGATTGAGGTCGCGCTTACTCAACGTGGTGATGATGTTCAGCGCTACCCCATCGCTGAAATTTTGCCTTGCGCCCATGGTCGGTGGCGCGTTGGATTGAGCACGTAATGAGTGATACTTTAACCATACTGGGCGAAAAAAGATTCCTGGAAATAATGGCGTCAGCACCGCGAAGCTTTACCAAAGCAACGCGAATGTGGATGTATCGAGAACGCCGGAGGTTTGTCGGAAACAAGGCTCGTGATGGTAAGGTCAGGACAGCTGTCCATCGTAAGCGCAGACACAATCGAGATGGCCAGTGGCCGATGCGAGTGGCGCGCGCATTCAAGGGTTTTATGAAAAACCGCAGCACACTGCAGGGCATGAGCATGCACATGGGTGTTGGTTTTGATCGATCTAAAAAATTTACAAGCGCCCTCGCTCAAATGCAGCACGGGTTTACCACCGTCGCAAAAGGGTTGATGATAGTACCTGTATGGAAAAACTTAGCTGAAGTCGGTATTCAGCACAGACAGCATACTCGCTTTTTAGAAATGATGAAACGTGGAGAGCTGGACGTTGTCTATAAGGGTGGAAGGGCGTTTTACTTTGCAAAAGGCGAGTCTGGTAAGTTGCTGTGGGTTGGCGTTCGACAGGTGAGCATAAAAAAGCAGTATGACGTAACCGGAATGTGGAATAGAGACAACTCTGCCGTTCTTATGCGGGGAGAACGGATGGTTGCGCGGACTCTCCGTGCTATTGAGCGCGGGTATCGTATTGATGAATAATGGCCGTGAGGTGATTAAGTGGAGATAGAGGATTTGGATGTTTTCAGCAAGGTAACGCAAAACCTTGTTGACACATTAAATGGCCAGGTTTTGACATATAATGGCGCTGACCATGTAGTTGTCGCCGAAGAGGAGCGGCTAAATTTGGAGGTTGGCGAGCGATCGCCATTGCTGAGCGTTTGTGGTCCATACATAGACACCGAGCAGCGATCAAACCGGTCTGCTCAATGCGCTTTGGTTTATTCGTTGGAGCTCAGAGATTCCAGAGTTGATGACAGATACAGAAGGAATCAAGATGTGCAGCCAATAACCAGAGTTATGCGCACTGTACCAGCTCAGATTATGAAACTGGTAATGAAAGATCCGCGTCGATCCGAAAACGCTTTGCTAACGAAATGGAAGGACACGGGCTACTATTTCACGGGTGTTGGTGATTTGGCCGAGTGCGTCTTTTATGTCGACATTGAAGTTGAATTGTTTGTAAACGCAGATAACCCTTATTTGCAAGGAGCGTAATATATGGGCCGCCAAGTAAATGAACTGGAGCTAATGCTCCTGAAATTGCAGACTACATTCGGAACCGCCGAAACAACTCTTGATGGCGCTGATATTATTGAGCCTGAACTTGGTGCAAAACTAACCTTGGATGTTCCATCCAGCGAAATAGAGCTTGTGTCGGGCGGGTTTCCTCAATATCCGTCCGTTATTGGGGCCTACGAGGCGGGAGTGCAATTGTCCCTCCCTGTCCGTTCGGGTGGTGCCGAAAACAACGCAGGACAACTGGCGAAACTGCTGAAAATGTGCGGTTTTGGGGAAACCACTTCAGACACTGACGCAGATTCGACAAACGACCGGTTCATTTATGCCCCATCGAACTCAAGAGCCGACTGGAAGGACGGGACAGTTTGGGGTTATTCTGGATCAAAGGCATCGAGTGATTCGTACTTGCGCAAAGCGTACAACGTGCTTGGCACAGGGAAATTTGCTCTTGATTTTGAAAAATGCACCGCAAAGTTTGAGTTTAACGGCAAGGGTGTTTACACAGGCGCTGCTGCGGCGGCAACTCAACCAAGTGCCAACAGAACAAGTTCTGTCATAACTCCCGCATTGAGATCAGCTACGTTGAATTTGTTTGGTGACACAGACTATGATCCGCTCTCGCTTGAGTTCGATTTCGGTCAAGAAGTTGTTGTCACAATCAAGGGTTCCGCTGCGCAGGGACGTGGCGTTTCAGTTATCACGAAGCGCAGAATATCCTGGCGTGCTAAAGTTTACAAAGATGTTAGTGTGGATCCTGAAACAGCGTTTCTTTCCGGCACGCAAGGCACCATTTCTTGCGCTTGGGGTACCGCTCCAAACAAGATTACACTATCTACAACAAAAGCTCAAATGACCTCTCCGCCAAACGACAGCGACCATAGCGGGGTCACATGCTATGATTTGGCAGGAATCTGCGTTGACAATGATTTTGCGGTCCAGATTGACACCGCAGCAGCGTAATTGAACCACTAATCTATTGGGGGCACCAATGATTCAAGTTAATCCGGATAGGCCGCTTAAGGCTCTTGGCCCACGCGGCTCCACTCTTTTTCTACGGTATTTGACTCGCGAATACTATGACGATTTTCTCGTTTTGCAGACAGAAATCTCTAAAGACATTAAAAACGCCAGAGATTCATTGAGCATCGCCGAAGCAAATCCGACGCAAGAAGAAATTATGAGGGCAATTACGGAATCGGAATCGACTGGTTTCCGGTACAATTGCAAGCTGGTGGACCTCTTCTTGTCAGGCGTTGATATTGGAGATGGAACAATCGTTTCTTTCTCCGACAAAAAACCAAGCGACAGCATGCCAGTTGGCTCTATTAACGCAATAGCCGTTGTGATCTCCCAAAATATGGCAGATCTTACCGGGGCGGACAAGGATCAACTAAAAAACTTGGTGCGGCAGCAGTCATCGCCTGGAACCGGATCCCGTGGCAGTGCCCGTGCTCCAAAGACCAGAAAAAGCGGCGCGGCTGTATAAGACCGATACCACGAAAATTTGGCCCTTGGTACATCGATTATTGTTTTGCTTGTGGGGGGACAAATCGGAAATGCAAGCTTTGTCAAGGCAGCAATCGGATTCCAATGCGACGGTGCCCCCACGCATTGATTCGTCATCCGGAAACGGATCGATTGCTGCCATATCTAAACCGGTACTATTGCCACGGGGAGTATCCGAACGGGAAGGGCATGTTGTACCAGACCATTGGTTTGACAACAGCCATTGATGTTTACTTGTTCTATATGGACAAGTACAAGGCTGATTACCTAAAGAAAATATCAGAGCAATAATAATGTCAAGCGTGCTTGAAGTCATCCTAAAAACCAGAGACCAACTAACACCAGGCTTTACTGCTGCTGAAGGCAAGTTCATGCAGTTTAAGCGGAAGATTTCCGCAGAGTGGAGCAGCCTGCTGCGAGTACAGAACCTGGTGTTAGGAGGCGCTGCTGCCCTTGCCGCGAAATCGACGCTGGACGCAACTATCCGTCTTGAAGCCCTTACAAACAGAATGAACGCTGCCGCCGGGAGCGCTGGTGTAGGCAGGGACATGATGCGGTTTGTGACGGAAGAAGCCGCGAGGATGGGAACTGCTCTCGAACAGTCTGCAAATGGCTTTGCTGGGTTTTCTGCAGCGGCACTTCGTGCCAATATGCCACTCTCGACGGTAAAAAAGGTCTTTGTCGATATAACCGAAACAGCAACAGCGTTGCACCTATCTCGTGAGAAGGTTGGCCTCGTCTTTATAGCGCTTGAACAGATGGCGTCGAAGGGCGTTGTGTCGATGGAGGAGCTGCGTCGCCAGTTGGCAGACTCGTTACCTGGTGCAGTCAATATCGGTGCAAAAGCTATGGGCATGACTACCAAAGCTTTTATGGAGGCAGTGTCTTCCGGAAAGGTGATGGCAAACGATTTTCTGCCCAAATTTGCAGCCCAAGTACGAAAGGAGTTGGGCGGATCGTTTGAGGACGCGACGCACTCGATACAGGCTAGCATTAATCGAATGGAGAACTCTAAATTTCTTCTTCAGGCCGCTATTGGTGAGATATTCAAGGGCGACGCAATAACCGCTATGAACGCATTGACATCGGCAATGAACAATCTCAGAGAGATTATTGGGTATCTCCGTGCTGCTTTTCAAATAGCTGCAACACCAGTTGTGATACTCTGGAATGCCTTTCAGATTCTCGCTGATACGGTTACTGCCGGATCCATGCAGATTTACCAGGTTGGAAAAATAGTGTGGATTGGCCTCGCGACAATGATCGATACGGTTATAGATTCGGTCTTTGCGTTGGGAGATGCCTACAGTGCGTTGCAGCGAGGAGATTTTGGTGGAGCTTGGGACGAACTCAAAGCTGGCGCGGCGAACATTGGACAAAACATAAAAGACCTCACTGCATCGGCTGGGGATGGGCTCAGAAGCATCCAGGCGATTGGCAATGAGTGGGCGCAAAGTACCAACAAAAATGTTGAGGACGTTGCAAATCAGCTTGTCAAAATGGTTTTTGCTGTTCAAGACGCCGGTAGAAAGGTTGACGCTGCATTACCATCTGTCGCACCATCTTCTGGCGGAGGAGGCGATAACGGGGACAACTCTTTTATGACGCAAGAGCAGCGAATTAAAGAGATGCAAGCGCATTATGATGATATTGACAAAATTATGAATTCGCTGTTCCAGAAGGAGCAAACTTATCTCAAGAAAATGGAAGATCAGCGCTTTGAAAGCGCACAGATCGCTGAGCAGGCTCGAATTGATTTAATAAAGGATGGTTCCGAAAAGGAAATTGCGTTACTAAATGCAAAATACGCAAAAATGCGAAAGGACTACGCCAATAACGCTGAAGCTCTTGCAAACATTGATCGTGCATACTCAATGGAGAAAGAGCGGATAAACCAACAAACCTCCCAGAGAGTGTTCGATCTAACTACAAACTTGACCCAGGGCCTCATAGACCTTGGGTTTGCGGCAGTAAACGCCACCAGGAGCCAGGGCAAGCAGCAACAGACAATTGCTGCTGCTCAGGCAATTATACAGGGGGCTCTTGCAGGGGCAATGGCTATTGCGAAGGTCTGGCAGTCGGCAAAAGATTGGAAAGAGGGATTGATAGAGTCGATCGCAATAGGTGCCGGGATAGCCGCTCAGACTATAGGCATTGTGCATCAAATAAAAGAACAGTCATTTGCTACTGGCGGCGCAGCATCTCCTGGTTATGCCAGAGTCGGCGAACACGGTTCCGAGATTGTGCGCTTCACTCAGCCTGCATACATCTACAACGCACCAACGTCTGCAGATATGACACGAGCCAGTGTTTCCGCTAATCGTAAGGAACAGTCTCAGCCCGTCATTTTTCAACTCAAGGACTACACGGGCCGGTTGGTGCAAGAATTCTGGGCCCGCCTGAGAACTGGAGAAGGTCGGGAATTCATTAGGGATTTAAAAGGCATGATGGCAACAGCATGATACTCAAGATTGGATCTCATCAGATTACCGTGCCTTTGCCAAAATATGG